CCCAGTCAGTTCGAGGAGCGGGCCCGCGTGGACATTTTCCTGCGGATGGAAGTGGCCCGCACCTATCAGATCAACCGAATCATGGAAGTCACCGGCACCGTCCAAAACGAAGATGGCGCTGACCTGCAATCCGCGACCGTCCGGGCAAACCCCCAACTTTGAGGCTAAATCATGAGCTACCCAGCAGACCGAATCATTCAGGTCAATGCGCGAATCAGTCCGGCCGGGCTCGGGTTCGCCAACTTCGGATCCATCACCGTCTTTGCGGCCGCCGCGGACGTCACGGCCGGCGCCCTGACCGCCGACACGCGCAAGACCTACTTCGACATCCAGGAGGTCGCTACCGACTTCCCCGTCGCCACCGAGACCTATAAGGCGGCCGCCGCGTGGCTGGGCGGCACGCCCAAGGGCCGCGAGCTCACGATCTGGATGACGGCGGCGGATGATGCCGACATCACGACGACGCTCAACAAGGCGCGCGATGCCTACTGGTGGTACTGGACGGTGTTTACCGCACCCGTGCTGGCCCTGGCCGCCAGCGTGAAAACGATCGCCGCCTGGTGCGAACAGAACGCCAGCATGCTGGTCGACAATCAGACGGGCGTGGCTGCGGTCTCCATCCGCGATCAGAACGACGAGACCGATATCGCCAGCGAACTGAACCTGCTGGGCTATCGGCACGTGTTCACCGCAGCGCACGCGACCAACGCCCAGGCCGGGACCTACCTGGCCAAGCACTTCGCGACGGTGAATTACAGCGCCCAGCGCTCGACCATCACCGGCGAGTTCAAGAAGTCCCCGGGCGTTGAAGCGGAGGACCTGAGGGGATCCGAAATCGCCGCGATGGAAGCCAAGAATGCCACGTTCTATTCCATCGTCGAGTTGCAGGGCAGTCAGGACGTGGGTCGGTGGCTGAACACCAAGACGCACTCGACCTACGGCGAGTTCATCGACGACGTCGTGAACCTGGACGCCTTCATCAACACGCTGACCGTGCGGCTGTACAACGCCCTGGCCAACGTCACGACGAAGCTGGAGCAGACGCCGCGCGGCCAAGCCGTGCTGCTGGCGACTGCCCGCCAGGTGGGTCAGCAGTACATCGACAACGGCTACCTGGGCCCGCGCAACTACATCGATCCGGACGACGGCATCGAGAAATACACCATCGGCTTCGAGATTCTGACCAAGCCCGAAGACATCCTCGACCTGGTGCCGGAGGATCGCAATAAGCGCCTGTCCGCGCCGATCCGCATGCGCCTGTTCCGCGCCGGTGCGATCCACAAAACCATCGTCGATCTCGACGTCTACTGATCGGAGACCATGCAATGGCACTCGTCAATATCACCACCGAAAACTCCGTCATCACGATCAACGGGCGCGAGATGACGGACTGGGGCGAAGCTGAAAACCCCGTCACGGAAGAGCCGATCGACCCCGGTTCCACGATCCGACGCGGCATGGGAGGCAACGCCGTGCGCCTGGATCGCATCAACCCGGGGCGGCGTGTCACGCTTAGCCTGAACCCCGGCGGTGCGGATGCCGCCTACATGCAGGGTCTTCTCAATAGCAAGGCGAACATCACCTACACCCGCACCACCATCGGCACCTTAGAAAACGCCGTAGGCAGCGAAGGCGCCATCGTCAACGACGGTCAGATCGGCCGAGCGGGGGGCACGTCCATCACCGATGATGTGTTCATCATGGAATTTAACGCCTTCACCACGCTGCGAGGCGGCGCATGAGCGAGACCGTCAAATCCTTCGTCCTGAAGGGCGGCGCCTACAACGTCGCCCGGGCGTCCGCTGTGGCCCAGGACGAGCTACTGAGCCTGCTCACGCAGCCCCTGGTGCAGCGCCTGTCGACGGCCGCGCCCGGCCAGCCGGTGGACGAGGACGTGATCTTCTTTATGTTCCTGGCCATGCCTCACGCGGTCAAACTGAAGATCGACGATCTGATGCTGGGCAGGGTGTTCAGCAAGGGCACGGAGCGCCAGATCGCGCTGGCCGACGTCGACGTCATGGACTGGAACCGGCTGCGCACCAAGGCCTTGATCTGGAACCTCGAAGGTTTTTTTACCTACTGGGCAGACG